TCTACACGATAGTCATAAGTATGATAGAGGTTGCGACACATATGCGCAATTCCACATATCTGAGCTACTTCCCTCAACTTGGTAATGTTATCATTGTAGAATATTGGGCCATGGTTAAACATTTCAATAGCAGCGGAATCCATGGCTTGGGCTGTGACTTCCAATTCGGACAAAGGATTACCACGAGGATCATAATTGTGTGAGAGTAAACTTTTCATGATCGATTTGGGAGCCAACGCTCCAATGTGGACACCTAATTCTTCATGCCAGATTGACTTACGTTTCAAAAACTCAAAATCGTCAAAATCTAGATAAGGTTGAATTTCTTGTTCCTTATCGGGCATTGTGTAAATTTGTCCTATGCTATCTAAGTACGCAGCAAATGTTTTGATATTAAACTCTTCATAACCTTTTTCTACGGACCCCACGTTGTCATCTCCATATGTAGCCAATGCCACTGCATCTTGAAATTTAACGTGGGCCGGGTACAAAGTGTAAAAGAAACATCTCATGTTTATACTACCAGCCAAACCGTTGAGAATGACTGTCAAGGAGTTACCACTAATATGTGTTCCTTCCGAAAATGAAACTAAATCTCCGTTAACATCTACAAAAGGAAATATCACTTCGTGAGCCAAAGTATGCATAATCCTACGGTGTTCAGGTGTGTATGCACACATGTCTGCCAATTTGCACAACATCCAAAAGCCTACTTTGAGATTCTGTGAGGGAATGCGAGTATCGTATTCACGATAATCTCCAGCGATAATTCTCTCTGTTCCATATTTGGTAACATGATCATGTAATGCCTGCCAATCTGGACCATGAGCATTCAACCCTACAGCACACTCAAAAACGAAAGGATTCATTTGAATAACCCTAATCAACGGTAGGAAATACTTTCTTATAGCCATGGTCATCACCAAGTGTGCCACAAAGAAGTATCTACACTTGTCTTTATCATAGGGCTCGCTTTTCAAACAAGTCTTGGAGACAAATGCCGGTCTTTCACCTCTAGCCATCATACGCTCGGCTTCGGCAAATTCTTCACGAATTTCCTCTACGAACTCCCTATCTCCTGGCTCACCCACAAAATACTCGCTTTTAGTACCACTATAGGGATAAGCTGAAGTGGAGCTCTTTATAGGATCGACAAATTTGATACCAGGAATTCCATTGATGACTTCTTTATCCGTCAATGGTTTAGTGCACTTCCAGATGTCCAAAGCAAACACCTCCTTGGCACTACGCATATAATCATTAGCTGCCATCTCCATAACTTTATGATCATGAGGCAGCCCCGGTATTGCGGCAGCCGAAATAGTTTTCTGAAGTCCCCACCAATTGGGATTTATCTTGGGAGGTCTAAAATTGTTAACGACCCCGAAGATCTTCTCTACCTCAGTGGCAATTGGAGTATCTTTCACCGTGTGTGATGGCTTAACACACTTACCAGTGTGCCCGTGGTATGATAATTGAGACTCTGGAGGAAGATACCTTAAAGGACTCTTGGTATGAGGTAGAACCGCCTTATACTCAATGCTGCCCATATTGGGTTCAGAAACCATACTGACAGGAAGTAAATTCCCCGGTCGTGAGGTGAGATGCTCAATAGCTTTAAGTACACTACCCCTAGTCAGGGAACTAGCCATACCGCAACATCTCAAATCTGCACTTCCAACGTGCACTCCTGCTATACAAGGATATCTGGTATCAGTCACCAAGGGGGCTCCGCACCACCCTAATTGTGAAGGTACCTCTAAATATTCATACAACAGGGCAGGAAAATTCCTTACCATCGTATGAGTACCGAGTCCTTTCACACATCTACCTGGAATCAAAGACACTTCTCCTGTTTTCTGACGCCTAAGCATCTTAAAAGGAGCTAACTCGACGACTTCCTCAGGTAGATAATCAATGATACCTCCAAAATGACCTCCTGTATCCATACCACAAATACATAAATCATGATCTTCCAACCGAACTGAGTTGCTTCTACTAAGCCTAGTGGCAATCCTACCACCAGATTTTTGAGGACTATCTCTGAAGCCAGTAACTTCGAATGTTTCATGTTCCAAGAAATAATGGTAAGGTAACAAACAATACCCCGAACTCAAAACCAAAATTTGGACCATCAACAATGATCCATCTTTACAAACCAATTGAGCATAGAATAGGTGTTGTTTCACCTTGTTAATCAAATCTTGGTGTGTGATATTTTTACACTTGGGCGATACACTGATAGGACGAAGACAAACTTCACCCCAATCATTATAAGATGCATCTCTTGCTGCAGCTTCCTCACGGGTCTTGGGCTCAAAGGATCCATGTGGTACTGCTATTGTAGACATTGGTGTAAGAGGTTGGGTATTTATATCGTTAGTGTCAGGTCTAGAAACACCTTTGGCTTCGTTCTCTTCTCCAAAGAAATAAGGCCGAACTGTTTCCTCATACATGCCAGTTAGCTCTTTGTAAATTACTCGAGCTTTAAAACACGCATATATTAAACCTATAGCAGTGCTAGCAGCTAAAGCTGCATTGACACAATTGTCTCTGCGTCTGGTAGCCAGAACAGACAAAACATTCCTTTCTACAAGCCTATCAGTGTAAATTTCCATGGCCCGCCTAGTGAAATGTTTCATACGATATAAATAAAATACAGCTGTTAAAAACAATGCTACTTTGCTTTCATACAGTTCCATGTAATACAAACTTGGTATTAAGAACAAGCACAATCGAATGTGCTCCCAAGTATATGTTTTGGCATAATTCCACTTGTCCATGCTGGCCATCAAAGGTGCAAAACCAGGCAAATGAATAGCCCAAGACGGTAACAATTTGAGAAAATCGTACGAACGGAAGAACCATTCTGCTTGAATTATCATGGCAAGACAAATACGTTCCTCAATGGTCTGTGTTCTATGTGTCAAGATACGTAACCCACGATGGGTAATCTTTTTCACTGTCGAGGCAAACCCCATTTCGGCTTGTGCAATTACAGGATGATCAGAGCAATGTCCTGCTATTTGCTTACAACCAGGATGTGAGCACACAGAAATCCCCCCAAGTTGTGCATTTTTGTGTGCAACAAAACTCTCTTGGAAATTCATATGATCATCAAACTGTTCTATCATGAATTGTATTGCTAGTTCCAAAGAGACATCTTTGAGAAGTTTCCCTTTATATGTCACTATTTCATATTCACAATTATAACCGATCCGCTTAGATTGAATGGGGCGTTCTACGGTAACCAACCATAAATCTTCAATAATAGGAGGTGGTCTCCCTTGATAAAAATTGGCTACCTTGACTCTGCTGAGTCCTGTGTTTGTGTCAGAACATTGAAACTCTTCTTTAACCTTGACACTAATGACAACATCTTGTCGTCTTTGAAATGCCCACGGATCTGCTGCAATCTCCGTCGCACGCAAATCTTTCTGATTTGTTGAAGTAAGGGCTATTTGGAATTCAGGTATAAC